CAAGTCCCCTCATCTCCACCATATTGCAAACACTGAAAAACCGCTATTTTAAGCGGTTTTTCTTTTATTTTTTGCTATTTTCATGCTTTTTTAAATTTCTATTTTTCGGTACTTTTCTGTGCAAAATGTCGTAAATTTGTCGTAAAGTGTCGTAATAAAATTACTGATTTCTCACCAAATTCTTTTTTCAAAAAATAAAGCCAATGCTTATTTATTTGCTCTAACTTTATTTAGATTAATCACTTTGGAGCCTTTGACCAGATTCGAACTGGTGACCCCCACCTTACCACGGCACAAGGATTGACTTATATGTTATAGATAAATAAATTTTACGAAATATTTACGACCAAAAAATACAAAATAACCCCAAGGTATTGACCTCGGGGCTTCCTTTTACTTCTTCCGCCAGTTCTTATACTTTCCGCTTTTCACGCGCAAATCCGTATAGGGTTCATCTTCATCAATAACCCAATTCCGGCCAATCTTTTGAGCGGTCTTGTATCCGCCTTTGCGGGCCTTGATCTGCACCGTCTTTGCGGAAACGCCATGCTTTTTAGCGTACTCAGCTATACTGATTAGTGCCATTTTCCTCCCGCCTTTCTTTGATCCACAAAACCAATGCCCAAATACCTTTGACTGCCGCCATGACAAACATACACAAGGCCAGCGTTTCTAAAAATGCTTTCATTTGACTTTCCAATGGGAATTCTTTAAAATAGGGATAGGTGGAGGGCTTTCGCCCTCCTGAATTTTAGAAGCGTTTGCTGATCCAAGCGACCAGTAGACCGATCCCTAAGTCCACAAGTGCTTGAACGGCTATTTCAAGTGATTTGCTTGTGGGCTTTTTCTTTTTGTGTCCCATTGGCTTCCCTCCTTTTTATATTTATATTATACTCCTATATTGCTAATATGTCAATAAATCTGAGAACTTTTCTCGAAAAATAAGCAAAAAAATAAAGCCGGGGTTTTATCCCCGGCTCATCATGTTTGCATCTGCAATCACAAATTATACGTCATCCGCATCTCAACGATGGCATTTTGAAGAACGGCGCCTTTGCCCCATCCTTCCAGGATGTCGTTGTCAAAATTCTCGGTCTCTCCGGCAAAGCCGTTGCAGGCGTCTGTCCACAAACCCTCCGCCATCAGAAGCCGAGTTACCACGCGATACAATTCACTTCGGATTGGCTCTGGCGCGCGGTGCCCAGCAGCATGCTGTGTTCTTTCATGCGGATATACCGCTCCAGCAAGGGCGCCGTGATCTTATTTTCGGATGGCTGCGTGTCGGGCGCTTCCGGAAGGTTCGGCAGATTGAAGCACTTTTGCAACTTGGCATAACCGCTGGCGTAGACAACAATCAAATGCGGGGTTGATTGCAGCACCGCCGCGTTGTCTTGCTTATAAGAGATGCTTGTTTTTATTCTTTCTTTTGGGGCCTCGTTCCTCTAATAAACGTCACTATCACAGAAGCGATACCAAATCCTGATAAAACCGTTCCAGCAAACGCCGATTTGCTCACAATCACCCACACGCCGCTACCGATAAGCACCATACATAATATAAACGCAAACAACATGCCAAGAAAACTATCCCGTGAACGCATTTTCTGCTCTTTCTTTTCGTATTCATGGCGAAACTTGGTTTCTTTCTCGGCCATATCAAAAATTTCACGGGGTGCTTCTGGTAAAATTTCACTATACTGCTTTAAAATTTGCGGAGGTGGTAGAGGCCCGGAAAACGAAAGCATTTCCATTCCCTCAGCTTGTACTAATACAGCTTCGCGCTCTTCTTCCGGCATATCCTCAAGCTGTCGAATCAGTTCTTCTTTTGTTAGTAACTGTCCGTTCGCACCATTCTTTTGGCTAACTGGCGGCTTCTTTTCTGCTTGATTCATAAGTTTCCATCGCTTTTTTTATGCTTCTACCAACCCTTTGCCAATCCGATCGCAATGCATCTCGATCTTTTCTTGGTGAAGAGGGGGGCACATACGGGCACATCACCCCATAAAGATCAAAGATTCTCGAAAATCCCTTCACAAAACTCGGGGAAAAGGATAACCCTCTTTTCATGACAATCCCTCCTTTGTGTCGTTATTATACCGAAGTTTTATCCACGATGCCTTAAATCTCCGCTCCCTTTTTCTCTTTTTTAATATTTACAAAAAACAACCCTCTCGAAAGAGGGGGTAAATGGGAGAAATTATGACCGTGACAGCCCTACCGGAGATGCCCTATTTTTTTATTTAACCCGGATCACCTGGCCCACATAAATCTTGTTCGCATTCCGGATCCCGTTGAGTTTTTGAAGCTTTTGCCATGTGGTTTTATACTTTGCGGCGATTTTGCTTAGCGTATCGCCCCGCCGCACGGTGTAGCATACCTTCGCAGCAGCTTTCTTCTGGCCGGCCGCGCCCAGTTTTTTGTTGACCTCGGCCTGTACCGCGTTGTAGTCATACCCGGCGGCGGCCAGGCGAACCTTTCGGTCGTTGCCGTTGCCCCACTTGCCAGCGAGCACCTCCGCCGCAATGGTGGTATTTGATTTTTTCGCAGGCGCCGGTGCGGGTTTTGGTGTTGGCTTGCTTTGCCCACCGCCAATGATCCCAGCATAAGCGTTCCACGTTTTAATATCGCCATTCAGCACATCCATGTCCATCGGTTTGTCACTATACTGCCAGAGAGCATAAGCGGGCCAAGCGCCTTTCTGCGGAGCCTTCACACCGTAGCTGGCCACCCACAGACCAAAGTTTGCTTTAGCGATCTGCGGATAGCGCCCCAGCGCGGATCCCTGGCAGTAAAAAAGCGGGCGCACGCCGGTCTTTTGATAGACATAGTTGAGCCAATTCAGCGCCCAGACGTAGTTATATCTTAGGGCGTTGCCTTCCCAGTCCAGGGCAAAGATGGCTTTGTGTGCGTGGTGGCCGACAAGGGATAAAAAATGGTCCGCTTCGGCCTTCCAAGAATTATTTTCTGGACGAGCATAATGATAGAACCCATAAGGTTTACCCGCCGCTTTCACGGCGTTATAGTGCTTGTCGAGCATCGGGTCCTTGAAGGTGCGGCCTTCGCTGGCCTTGATGATATAAAAGTCGTATTTGTGATAGTCAACGCTTCGCTGATAGTTGCTGATATCGACGCCATGCATGGTCATTATTCGCCCTCCTGTTCTGTTGCTTTGCCGGTCGGTGCAGTCGGCGAGGGATAGTCATAGCCCAGTGCCTGTGTGCTGTCTCCGGCGCCTTCGGTGGTTGGATCGGTGATGATGCCCAGTGTCGCCAACAAATTCAGCGCGATCCCGAGGCCTTGAATCACATCGTTTTGCGCGATCGCCGGCACCACGCCGATGATGCCCAAAATCTGATAGATGAAGGTCACGGCTGCCGCGATCAGGGCCGCCAGCGTTGCCTTATTTTTCAGTCTCAGTTTCCAGTTTATTTTTTTCATGGTTTTCTCCTTTATTTCTTTTCTTCTTTTATGTCATCGATCTGCCGCCAGGCTGTTTTAAGGTCGCGTTCGACGATGGCCATTCTCTCTATTAAGTTATTATGTTTATTCATTCTTTCCGATAACTCCTCTATTTTTTCACTCGTCAACTTCATGCGCTCATCTATCACTTTGTTGTGAGCGCTGTTATTGACCAGGGTCGTGATGATGGTCGGCACCGCCACGCATACGCCCGATACGATGGCGGCTGTTACAATTGGATCCGTCATTTATTTTCTCCTATTAAAGTTTGTAGTAGCCTAACACATATAGATAGGCTTTGAAGTAGCCTGTGCCGAGTTCAGCCGTCGCAAAGTCCTCATTGGCCGGCTTGGCGTTGTTCGTCTGAAAGACGATCGAGTGCACGCCCTGTTTGATATATCGCTTGATGTTGCTGGACTGTATCGATGCAAGATCGGTGTTATTTGTCAGAGCAGGCGACCAAGTGTCTTTCCCGCCGAAAGCGTATTTTATTGGGTCTGACGTGTCTAGGTATTCATCATGCATATAGGCATTAGTCATCGTTCCGTAGTTGGCACGCGTCAAAGACCCATCCGTGCAATAGGCGCCAATATTTTTAGGCACGCCAAGTCCTCGGCCCCATTGGATCCCAAAGGCCGACATATAAATGTACGCCTCGTAGACTTCAAAGTTTTGCGGGATAAAATAGGTAATTATCGACTTGGTCTTCGGGAAGGTATTCACATTAAAGCCTGTCATATACCAGTAGTAGCCGAAGTAGTCCATCCCGCCAATACTAAAACTTGTGTTAGCTTCCGCTGATGATTCAAAAGAAAACATCGTCAAAGCCCCGTCCGCTCCAACTACTCTGCTTCCAGAATCGAGATAAATATTCCCTAAAAAAGTGCCGTTTAAGGCCTGCATTGAGCCATCTTCAAGGATTTTAAAGTTATTATTGGCCGTCACAGCGCCGTTCAAATTGATTTTGTTGGCCTTGATCCCGACCGATTCAGCGGTCTGGTTGATTTCACTGATGATGCTGCCTTTTTTGACAGTGGACTTTAGCCCTTCCTCCGTCTGACATAGCCGCGTCTCGACCGTTGAAAAATCATCGGGATGGCTGATCCAGCGATGGGCAATTTTCCCGGCGACCAAAACCGGATGGTACAAATAAAAACTTGTGACCGTCCCAAAATACAGAAAAAGCTTATCGGACGAAAGCGTTAGTGTGACTTCAATCTTTTGCCAGTCTGTCGTGACGTTTACCGTCTGATCTCCAATCTTTAGGGTGGCCGAGGCATCCGCTTTGATATAGCCGGAAAAGATATACTCCCCTTCTCCTTCGATCTCAAGCTTGCGAAAGATAAAAGGCGTCGCTGTATCGTCAATGGCAAACTTCGCACAACTTTCAAGGGTCCCTTGTGGCGACGTGATGATTGCTTCACTGCGTGTGTTCATAGCTGCCCCTACGCGATTCGCCGCCAGATATAGACGGTGAAGTAAGGCGGCATGTTGTTATGGGACTGGCTGCCGCCGGTATTCTGGATGTTGCTTCCGGCCCACTGCCAAGGCAAAGATGACGGCGCTTCATTTGAGTTGTGGTCATACAGCGTATAGCCTTTAGTGCCATTTGTGCTATTGCTGTGTATATTGTGGCTGTGTGACGGCATTTCTGCCACAGTCAGTGTATGCGCGGCCTCTCCGCCAGTCCCCCCGGCTTCATAATTATCACCGGCTCCAAGCAAAAATCGGTCCTTGATCTGTTCCCAGGTGCCGAAACCGTAGTACTCCGCCACTTTTTCGGCGGTGCTCAGGTCAATTCCCGAACTACTTGCCTGGTTCCATACAAAGATATAGCCGATGGGCATCTGCTTTTTTAAAGCCGCCATCTCGATATCCGGATATATCTGCGTCAAAAGATTTGCCATCGATATCTGTTTGATATCACCACCCGATTTGATAAAGAGCGTATCCGCCGTTGTGGTTTCCGCCACATCTGTAATTTTTTTTACTGTATAGTCTTCTTCTGCCATTTTATCTCCCTTCCTATGCTGATAAAAACGTCCCTGAGACGTCTGTCAAGATCGCGCCGGAAGCGTCGGACAAGACCGTCGGTCTAAATCCATAAAAATCAAAGTCACACGAGATGCTATTTCGGATCAAATTGATCGCGCCCGCCGCATCCGCCGCCACCTGTGCGGCATAGGCTTTTTCGTTGGCTTCTTTCGCCAATTTCGCCGCTTCTGCCGCATCCTTAGCCAGCTGGGACGAACTGTCTTGAATGCCTTTGGACAGCTTGTTTTGAAGCGCCCGGAAGTTGCTGTAGGTGTTTTTGTTTTTTGATGGATCGGAAAAGCTGATTTCCTGCTCCGAGACACGCGCTTCGAGTAGCAACGTCGGGCTAAAGCCGTCATCATGTATCGTGACCGTGTCTCCGATGTCCAGCATCTCCGTGCCCTTTGCTTCGTAGGTGATGGCCGGCCAAGCGACGGATTTGAGCTTTGCGAGGGCCTTACCGTAAAGGACATTGGCGTCCTTCGTGTCGTAGTCCCATCGCAAAAGCGTGTAGATATCGCCGTTTAGGTCGCTCAGCTGCGCCGGGTAGGCTTCGGCGGAATCATGGCATCGAATGATGGCGTCGCCTTTTTTTGAAAAGTAGCTGTGGCCGTCCGCGTCAAAATCCTCTCTTGCGATATTCGAGATATTAAGTCCGTCTGCCCCCATCGGATAGATGCAGGAATATAGGCCGGTCTTGTCGACCGTCCGGCGGACTGAATCCAAATTTTTGCCGTAGTAGAGGGTAACGTCATTGCGGCGCACACCGACGCCTTGATGGGTTTCATCGTGCGCGATATAGGTATTTAGAATGAGGCGTTTTAAAGTCCCATCCCGATTGAGTTCTGTCTCAAATTCGATTTCCGCATCAAATCCCGTCGCGATGGAAAGTAGGCGATTGAGCTTCGTCGCGGTTGCATCCCACGAGAGCGTCCGTTTTCGGTCTGCAATTTCGTTGATCCCGATGGACACCTTCGCCAAATTTTCATTGATGCCGTCCTGTTCAAGATACGCAAGATAAGTCTTTGCGCCGTTTGCGTCATGCTTATCCGCATCTTCCGTGATCAATTCAAGATTTAAATTCTCACAGTTGAGCTTAAGTTCTTGCTCCGTTTCCTCGGCATTCATGATGTTAAAAAGATAGTCTTTGCCTTCATACCGAAAAGAAATATAGTTTTTTTCTGTGAGGTTTTCCAAAACTTCTGCGTCTGCGGCCGCTTTTGGCACAGTGAAATCAAAGGTTGATGTGGCCTCGACCAGGTAGCGGTGCCAGGTATCGTCTGAAAAATGTGTCGCGTTTGGCTTGTCATTGTCTAAGAAGCCCACGCGGTGCAAGTGGCTATCATGTACGGATATCAGCATCACAGCCACCTCGTGTGATACTCGACGGATATATTTGGAGGTGTTTTGCACCAGCTCGACTGATAGAACTCAATTTTCGAGCCCCCGGGTGGGACAGATAAAAACTCCGATCCTGTCACCATCTCACTGTTGGATGGAATGCCATTGATTTTGATTATATCTTTTTCTGTATCCACCTCAATTTCAGTGTCGACTGCATATCTATTGGGCACATCCCGCCATTTTTCAACGTTATCTTTTCGTAAGATCAAACCGCCATTCATGCACGCTCTGAGCATGATCGGCCAGTTGCTTCCACCGGACATACGGCCCAGATAGATATACACATGACCAACTTTTTTGTCGGCGATATCCGGTTTTTCACACCAATAGTATTTCCCGTTGTAGTAAAAACGGATGCGCCCTCCCGCTTTCATGATGTCGCAGGCGCCCGCTCCGGCCCTGAATGGGTTGTTTCGCTGGTCTCGGCTGTCAAAGGTGAAAGATTTCCAAATGCCGGTATTTGCGGCGCTGTCATTGCCAATTTTCATTTCGTACTGGGCATTATAGTTGCTCTTATTGTGTTTGATCAGCTGATACCCGCACAAAAAAGCATCGTCGGTATCCGTCAAAATCACCTGCGACACACCCGTCGAATCTCTCCCACAGGTAAACCGTAAAGAGCAATAGCAGTAAAAGTTTTTCGCGCCGACCTCACCGTTACTGTCGGCTTGCACGTCGTATCTAACGCAAGTCCCGTCTGCACCCGATGCCGGAGCGGTTATGTCGTTGACGCCAAGTTCACCGTTTGCGTTATACTGCGGTGGATAATTTGTTTTAAAAGATGTGCCCATGGGGCTCGGTGATGCCCACCGATAAAAATCCTTAGCATCGCGGCTGAGCACTTCTGATTGCGTGTAGTCAAACCCGTCGACTTCCTCGACATTTCCCATTTCAAAAGCGCCTTGCGCGCTCGAGATGCCGATATAGCCGTTTTCCGATACGTGCTTAACACGATAAATCGGGTAAGCGATACCGCTGCCGATATTTTCAATAGTGGCTTTCAAAATGCCTTTTTCATCCGCAACTGCCTGAACAATCGTCGCCTCATCAGCAATGAGATAAGGATCAGCACAATAAAAAACCATTGAACTCGTGACGTTGAGCACGCCGGCGTCCGGTGCATCAATGCTTTTAATCGTTCCGGTGTAGTGTGCTGTGGGCTCATCCGCGAATCGGATCGATCGGTTTTCGCCTTTCACAAAATTGGCCAGCTTGCGGAAGCGGGCCATAAGGGTCAGCGCATCGTCCGCCAGCATCCTAAAAGCCACTGTGATTTCTCGCGCGGGCAGGCGCTTGCCGTAATAGGTCATGCCGTCCACGCCAGTTGGGCGCTCTTCATCATCAACTTTATAGTCAAGGCTCTCTCGCCCGGTGACGGTTAGGGTCGTATA